TCTGCCAAAATTTACCCAACCATTCGCCGAGCTTGTTGAACGTCGGCATGAGCCGATCACCGACGTTCTGTTTCAGTTCCTCCCACTTGCGGTTGAGCTGCTCGGTCCACGGAGCCGCATCGGACAGCGCCTTGCTTGCCCTGTCCGCGGCCCCCTGCACGTTCCCGAGCGCGTCGGTGGCGTGCTTCGGATCGAGCGCCAGCAGAGCGGCCTGAAGGTCTTCGGACTTGGTGCCGAACAGATCGACAGACGCTGTGGTCTGGTCGATCGGGTTTTTCATCGCGCGCATTCTGTCGAGAACGGTCTGTAGCGCCCGCTCCGCGCGCGGTCCACCGGCCGCGATGTCCGCGGCCATCTGCTTGCCGTTCACGCCGATCAGCTTGAAACCCTCAGCGGTGAGCTTGCTACCGTCGACCGCGCGAATAGTGAATTCTTTCAACGCGTCGGCAACGAGGTCGGCGTTGCGCGCTCCGGCATTCAGACCCTGCACGAGCAGTCCGGTCGCTTCCTGCGCCGAGAGACCCAGCTTTTTGAATTGCACAGGATATTCGACGAGGGTGTCGATCAGGTCGTTCGCCTTGTCCGCTCCCCGCTGGAACCCCGCCGTGAGTACGTCGATCGCCTCATCGGCGCTCTTCGCTAGACCGGTACGCAGCATGGTCTGTATGGCCGTCGCGATGTGCGCCGTGTCGTCCTCGGCTATCTGACCGAGGACCAACAGCTTTTCACTGATCGTTTTGACCAGCTCATCTCCGGCGCCTTTCGGTACCAAGTTGTTGCGCAGTACGTCACGAACAGACCTGGTAGCCTCATCGATCGACTCGCCGAAGTTCTCGCCGTAGATCTTCCCGGCCAGCTTCGCCGTGTTCTTGATCGATGCCGGATCGGTACCGAGCCCCTGCGCTCCGGCGAGGGCCGCCGCTTTGGTGCGCGCGATCGAGGCGTCAAGTGCCTCCTTGAGTTTGCCGGCAACGAGGGTGGCCGCGGCCAGCCCGGCGCCGATGGCAGCTCCGGCGGCAAGTCCAACCGGGCCAAGCTTCTGGAGTACCCCTCCGATCGGACCCAGCTTGTCCATGAGACCCTCAGCGGCGCCCCCCGCCTGCTCTCCAACCCCCGTCTTGAGTTTCGAGCCGAACCCCTCGCTCTTGCGGCCGGCTTCTTCCAAACTCTTGCCGGCGCGCGCCGCACTGTCATCGATGCCCTTGAGCGCCTTGTCCGCTTTCTGGCCTGCCTCCTGCACGCCCTTACCGAACTTGGTGGCGTCGCGCTCAGCAGCGTCGAACCCCTTTTTGCTGTCATTTTTGGAGGTGATGACCACCTCAATAGGATTCGGCACCGCTCACCTCCCAGTCACTCGACGCTTCCGCGTCGCTCGTACCGTCCTGCGGGCCGGCCAGTGCGACCAGCCGAACGATCCTAATCAGTTCCGCATCTTCCTCATCGAGTTTGCTCAACGTGTAGCCGGGATACCGACGCAGCAAGGCGTCAACCATGCGTGCGTCGGCTAGCTCTCCTGGTTCTGTGACAACGCTTCCATCAGATCGAACTCCACCGGGGACGTGGCGGTAGAGTTCGACGTCCTGGACAAAGGGGGCGCCACCGCGGTAGTCGCTTCCATCCATGCGTTGAGGATGGCGAAGAACTGTTCCGCGTCGAGCTGCGCCAGGCCCAACGCGTCGGCCGGCACCGCCTCGCCGGTTTCCGGATCCTCGATGTTCCATGAGATCAGCGCGCCTCCGAGGATGGCGAACGTCTCGATCAGCCCTTCCTCCGCACTCAACTCCTGATTGAGGCTGCGAATCTGGCGCAGTGCGCCGATCGACGGCCGACGGCAGTGCACCACCTGGCCAGCGAATTCACTGTCCTCCGACCAGGTGAGTTTGAGCGTGCGACGCCGGAAGCCCTGCGCCGTCCCGTTGGTGCCCGCGGCGCCGCTGTTCAGCTCCATGCCGGCGCCACGCCGTTCTGAAGGACTCCGGGCACCGTGGCGCCGAGCGCGCCATCCTGGCCGCGGGTCACCTGATAGTCGGTATAGAGCACCTCTGCCGTGATGGTGCCCCCGCCGGTCCCGCAGAGGATGGCCGTTGTCCGCCCGACCGTCGTACTGGGCACGGTCTTGAAACAATCGTGGAAGCTTGGCGCCGCCGCGAAGTTGATTGCCGTGGTCGTCAGCGACACGCTGAAATCCGCGAGGAGTAGCGTCCGCTCGATGGCGCTCTTGTCGACGCCGGTGTCATCGAGCACACCGCGCGGCATGGCGAACTGAAAGGACTGCACATCGTTGGTGATAGCGCGCACGGTGCCGCCGCTGTCGTCCACCGTCACCGTTGCGCCTAGGCCTGTCTGCTTAGACATGCTGGCTTACCTCTTCTCCGCTCTCGTCATCCTCGTTACCGCTGTTCCTGTCGCTCGCACCCTCGATCAGGATGCCGTCAAGTGCCATGAGAACGTTGAATACCTCCTCTTCGCCGAAGTGCTCGACGTACACCTTGACCGCACATCCCGCTTGGATGTCGATCACTACCCGGCGCGTGCCCAGTGGGTCGATTCTCATCGATCGCAGTGCGTCTTGAATTGTCGAATGACTACTCATGATCTTTGCCACCGGCCGAACTCCTACCCTCGTTGCTGTAGCCGCTCGAAACAACCCTGCGTCTCAAGCCAGTCCTCGCGCCAGAATTCGGCGCTCGTGTGCACGCGGCCCGTGTGCCGCGGGTTGCCCCGCCAGTCGCCGCCCCGGGCGATGTAGAGCGGCATCCTGTCGACGGACACCCTGTGCCCTTCCAAACAGCGCTGGCCAGCGGCGAACACGAACGTCACGGTATTGTCGACGCGCGTCACCGTGAATCGCAGGCCGCGCCTGGTCGCGATCGCGCCATACGTCTGCGCGGCATCCCATTTGTGCGGGAGGTCGATGTCGCTGAATCCGGTGATCCACCCGCCCGCCTGGTGCGAGCACTGCGCCTGTTCGCAGGGGATTTCCCGGAAGTGCGTCGCGAGGGGCTGGCGCATCTCGAAAGTCTTCATGGCGGAAGCGGGGAGGAGGGGGGCGATTCTCGACACCATCCCACCGCCCGGCAGTCGTTGCAGAATCGTCGCGCCGCGCGTGTTCATCAGTCCTCCAATCTCCCTAGAAGACCACGGACGTGTCGAAGCGGGTTGCCTGCACCCAGAATGTGGCCGGGTTGAACGTGCCTGTCGTGACCACGCGTAGGTAGCGCTCGACGTTGATGAGACCGGTCTGCACGCGTACCGCTCCGATAGCGCTCAGCGCGCCGGTGGTTGCGCCCACCACGTCCGCGAACGCGTCACCCGATCCGTTGTCGGAGGATTCCTGAATCTTGATCGTGACCGACGTACCGGTGAAGGCGAAGACGTGCACGAACATGACGAGTCCGAACGCGCCCGGTGAAACGGTTCCGAGGTCGACCGACGTGCCGTTGGTCGCCGCGGTATCGGTGCGCTTGCCGGCCGTCAACATCTGGCCGAACGTCAGGCCGTAGGCGTTGCTCTCCAGGTCGACGCTGAAGAGCAGCTCACCGTTCTGTCCGCGGTTCGGATCATAGTTGATCTGCTTGGCCACGCACGACGCGCTGGCGTTGCCCAGCGTCGTACCGTGCCCCCACGTTGCTACCACGTCGGTGCGCGGCAACGTCGAGAGCCTGGCGTGCTCCTGATTCGCGGCCACGTTGTGATAGGAGGTGAAGCCCATCCCGCCATAAAGCTGGCCACCGAACCGGGCCATGGCACCCTGGGTGATGTCGGTCGCGCCAAGCGGGCTGTTCGGCCCACCGCCGATGCGCTGCAACGACTGGATGTCGCCACCGATGTCATACCCATCGATATAGAATTGGTCACCCATCCCGGCGTCTTTAGCCATGGCCTACCTCCTGGTCTCTTCTGAGATGATCTCGTCCGCCAGGCGCTGGAGCGTGGCCGCGTCGATGCCGCTGCACGCCGGTGGTCGGCCCGAGGCAAAGGGCTGGCCGGTGATCGCCGCGTGATACTGCTCAGCCATCGCCTGCTTGCAGGCCTCGACGTCCGGCGCGCTCTGCCCGCCGTGCGAGGCGAGCGCCAGCGCTCCCAGCGCGAAGAACATCACAAGGTTGAGGGAAGCCAGCACGTAGGCCGTGCGCCATCGGAGAAGGGTTCTCATGCCGCTACCTGCGTCCACACGTCATTAAGAATTACCACAATATTGATGTCCATGATTCGGTACAGCTTTCCGTCCTGGAGAAGATAGCCGGCTGTTGCTTTGAGCGGCTCGCCCCCGCTCAGCCCCAGCAGGTCGATGCAGCGCACCAGTCCGCCGAGAGTGAAGTCCCCCGTGAGCGCGTCGAGGATGCGGTCGACAGCGCGGATGATGGCCGGATCGATCGCGTCCTGTGGTTCGCTGATCATCGATGTGTAGATACGCTGCGTCAGCGTTAGCTTGACCGATGTCGACGCCTGTCCGCTGTCGGCCGGGCCAACCTCCTGCACCCAGATGGCCGTGGTGAGCTTGCTCCCGGGCGCGTTCTTCGGTTCATGCTTGTTGACTTTCGCGAAGAGTCCGAGTCGAGCGCTGTGGTTGGCAACGGCGTTGCACACGCCAACGAAGTTCAGCCCGGTCGCCGGGGTGTCCGGCACGTTCACGGCGGCCGCGGCACTGTCGGTCAGACCGCCATTGTCGGTGGCGGTCACCATGACGGCGTACAGCCCGGCCGCCGTATAGGTGTGGTTGTGCGGCCCGAGCGTCGTCAAGCCCGTGGTCGAGCTACCGTCGCCCCATTCGATGGCGTAGGTGACCGTTGAGGGGCTCTCGTCATCGATGGTGAGGGTGGCCGCGGCGGCGAGGGTGCTCACGCTGACCGAGATACCCACGACCGGCCGAGCGTTGCCGACGAGTCCGGCCGCATAGTCGATGTCGATGCCGTAGAATGCGCCGAGCGTGGTACCGCTTGGGAAGATGTCGGGTGTGGCCAGGTCACGACGGCCGCGAATCGCGGTGACGTTGGTGTCCGCCGAGGTGCGCGGGTACGCGGGGATGACGGCAGCGCCGTACGTGTTGGTGACGTCATAGGACACGATGACCGTCGTGCCGGCAGGTACCTCGACGAACGTGTCGAGCGCGTGGGTGGACCACCCGGCGACGAGCGTGTCCGGCATTGCCGCACTAGCCAGCAGTGCCCCGCCGGTCGACCAGATCTTGCCGGCCCGGTTGGTGCGCGCGGCGCCGCCGGTGGCGCCCCACACCCGCACGTTGTTGATTGTGACGTCGGCCACCGCGGTGTACTCGGTGCCAAGCTCATACGTC